TTTCCATTCTTCTAAGTTTTGTTTAGCAATAAACTCGTCAGCTGGTATTGGTTCTTTGATAGTATTTACAATACCATTCTTTACATAAGAAACACCAGTAGCGTGTTTACCACGGATCATAGATTGAATAAAAAGACCACGAACTAAATCGTGATCTTTCTCTTTAAAGTTTTTAATGGCAATACCAAGAACGCCACACATTAAAAGAATGCGTCCAAGCTTGCTGAATCTTGTTTGGCATAAGGATCAGCAATATTATGAGCTGCCATATATTCAAACCACTCTTGATCTTCCCACATACCTGCAGATACACCATTCCATAATGGACGCTGGAGCTTATGATCCTTGTTTAATCTACGCTCATCAACGAACTGCTTGCGCAGATTTTCGTAATCCCAAGACTCAAGTTCAATCATCTTCTCACGGAAATAAGCAACGATTGTCATACGGTCGTTATCATCGCCAATAAGTTCATCGTTTCCGTGAATTCCTTCGTGGTTATTGACAAGAAGCATATCACCAGGCTGGAGATTAATTGCAATGCGGTACTCAGGTAGAATAAACTGACCGCCTCTCCATCCCTTACCTTCTGGACCAGTAACCCCACAAATATTGCTGAAGCCACGAGTAAAATCGCCAGCATCTCGATGACAGGCAGTACGCCAATTATGGTTAACAGTAAGAGTAGTAAAGACAGTGCCATCAATGCGGAATCTTGGGTCAAGTTTGTTTGCTTGATCATTTTGTGCTTTCCATCTGTTAGGAATTAATTCTTTGAATTGTGAATTAAGCTTATGAAGATATGGGTAACACAGAGCAAACTTATCTAAATTCTTTTCAGTATATGCAGTTGCTCGGCCATAAGGGATGCGTGGATAGCGGTCAAAGTATCCAGCGATACCAGACATTACAGACTGAGCGTAATTGGTGTCTGAAATATAATTATCAGAAACAAACTTTGCTTCTTTAATTTGCTCATCGCGTGGTAAATTTATAACATCAAAAAGCCATTTTTCAAACCAGCCATGATATTCATTATAAGCTTTAGCTACTTCTGAACGAAGCCAAACCCTGCCACGTGTTTCTTCTTTGTTATTATTTTTATGAAATTCGCGAATAGATTCAATCGTAGTTCCATCATCAATAATATTTGATGGTCGACCAAGGAAACTAAGAATGTCTTCATGTTCGGGTGTTACCCAGTCACGGCCACCACGACCAGTTGTTCCAAGAAACTCACCACGTGGACCAGCAGCTAAACCACGGTTCTGTGATTCAACAGCGGCTTCTCTAAGCCCCGCATACGCAGCATCACATTCTTCTTTTGTAAAAACGTTTTTACGATATTTGAATATGATATTTGATTCATCATTGATGCCTGTTGGATTCCAAGCATAAAGATCACAATCAGTTTCAATAACACGATCATAATAATTGTTATTAACAAAAGTACCAAGCGTTTCATCAGAATTAATATTTTGCCTTACTAAAACTTCAACCATCAATTTCTCCTAAACTAGAATTGTCTAGTATATATACTAGTATTATAGCGTGATTGAAGCAATTTTACAAATATATTTTGTGTTCGCCTTATCTAAAATGCTTCTGATGTCAGGAGGCGTCCATTCTGCTGGTTTCTGCACTTTACCATCCTCACGACGAATCACCTTACCATTTACTAGCTTTGCCATATTGCTTCGATGTACCTCAGCAAAAACATCGTCGAGAGGAATACCATAAGAAACGGCAGTGCCACAAGCAATGTAAATAATATCAGCAAGTGCATCAGCAATTTCAACAAGATCATTGGCGTATTCTGCATCAGTAAGTTCATTGAATTCTTCCGTGATAAGATTTCTACGAAGAATGCGCTCTTCTCTGTCAGGAAGCTCTGGCTTTTCACCAATACGCTGACCGAAAGCCTGATGGAAATCTTTTACGTCTGTATAAAAACTCATTGCTTAACTCCCATAAGACAAATTGCGTTACCTTGGCTGGTAGGAATAAACGTACCGCCGCCAGTAGTGCACTTGTCCATAGATGCGTAATATTTCTTATTAGTGTCTTGAACACCAAAGAAAATTGCAGCTACAATTCCTAAAACTGTTATTGTTGCGCAAGTCCAACCAATAAACCAGTCCCATTCAAATCTACCCATTAATCCACTCCGGAGGTTGCCTGTTAGTCCATTTATGAAGGTTTATTTTACCTTTACGATAATAATTTCTATAGTTAGTCAAGGGGTCGTCTGAAATAATATATTCATCTGCCATACAAGAAGGCATTGGAGTCCAATCCCATTCCTTAAGATTCTTAGGAGGAGACTGTAACATGTACGAGATCTCACCATAGCATTTATGTGTTTTACCATAACGATGAGTATACTCGCGCATCAATGCAAACATGTGATCGACAAGCCAGTCGTAATTTTGTACAGAAGTACGACACCAAACAGCTGATGGATGATTGATATGCGTCGCCATATATATCACGCCTTCGCGAGCATCTGGGAGAACCCAACGTTTGGCTTTACGACCAGTTTGTGATTTACCTTCTATTTCTACACCATCAAGAACTCGATGTGCAGTCGAGAGCAACTGGGCGCTCTCGAGAATCATTTTAACAACATGCTTGTCCACCATCCACTCGGCGGCTTGTATTGGGTCTTTATCGATGTAAAAGATATTCATATGAGCTAAGATCCGTATTAAAGGTTAAGGAAGAAACGTCTCCACGTCTCCACTTTTCAAGAGCCTTATCGCGATGAAACCGATTTGCTCTGTTGTAAAAAACAATTCCATCTAGATGGTCTAGTTCGTGTTGAAAGATACGAGCAGTCATACCTGTAAACTGCCTAGTTATTGTTTCGTTATTCGGTTTCGTAAAACGAACACGAATATGCTGAGGTCTTTTTATCTTAACCGCTAAACCTGGAAAAGTCAAGCACCCTTCTTCTAAAGAAACAACTGTTTCTGAAGGTTGGACTATTTTCGGGTTGAAACAAACAAAATTCTCAGGAGAACCACGCATCGCAAACACACGATAAGGAACTCCTACCTGATTGGCAGCAAGTCCAATACCATTACTCTCATACATAAACTTTACAATTTCTCTTGAAAACTCACTCGGGTCGAACGGTGGGTTCTGAAAATTGAACTGTTGACACGGAGTCGTCAATATCGGATCGTTGCTCTTCACTAGTTCCATTTTTCTTTTCCCTTAAGCTATATGTACCATCTTTATTATCAACCCAATTTAATTCTGTACCAATTACCCAGCCCAATTGAGCGCATAGATCATCTGGGAGAGGTAAAATCAATTCATCTGTTTCGGGGTTTAGTTCTAATGTTATTACCAATGTCGTATAACTCCTGCTATAATAAAGATGTTAGTTATAACATAACAGAGAACTATGCAGGTGCGAATCATAGCAACCTTATCAGCTTCTCTATCATCTTTCCCAGTTTTTTCACCGAGAGCTTTTGCCCAGATACGCCAAATCATACAGTCAAATCAAAATTAATAATAGTGCGATAACTGACACTAGGCTGACTGCTGCAATGATATCGAGAGCCATCAAAAAACACTGCTCTGCCACGTCTCGGCGTAACCCTTTTGTGCACTGTGAGTTGTACGTTTTGAGATCCACCTGGAACATCATTAATCGTTTGCTCATAGATAATAGTATCTCCATCAGAATCATTGACGTAATACACACAAGCCACATGAGGAAGATGAGGAGGAAGATCGACGTGTACTCCATTGTGTTCTTTTCTGTATTGTGACACTAGAGGAAGCTGAAGGAAAATACGATTGTAGTAAATTTGTTTATATCCAGGAACAAATTGATTAAACCTGTCCATAAACATATGGTGAATAACATAACGTATTTCAGAGTTATGAATGAACTTTTTTTCTGGATGATTTATAACATGTACGAAACCATGAGAAGGAAAGGGCTGATCGTTGTTACCGCTGACATCATTCAGGAATTTAAATTCGCAATGATGCATTATCATGTCATGGAGATAACCTTGATCTTTTTGGTTTAAGAGATCGTCAACTACCACTGTTTCGAACATTATACAATCCTAGAGAAGTTTATCATGATTATTGAGATACTGTTGATATTTTTCTTTATTTTTTTCATAAATCCCCAAACCGTTATTACATGAAGTACAAAGCAAAGCACGAAATTTACCTGTTTTATGATCATGATCTGCATGAAGAGTAGAAGTAGGTTCTCTGTCACATATTTTACATTTATTCTGTTGTTCTTCTAATGTTTTGTTATATATCTCATATGTAATGTCAATTATACCTCTATGTTTCCATTGTTTTTCCATAAGAGATGCTTTGTTATTTTCTCTATATTCTTTAGATTTTTCTTTGTCATATTTTTCTGCCCAGTAATTTGGATTTTCTTCAACTCTTTTTCTTGAATATTCTTTATAATATGTTTTATTATCTTTACCAAGTTGTTTCATTTTTTCTCTATACATTTTTCCATATTCTGGATCAGATCTTTTTGGAAGATCAGGATATTTGTAAGCCATATTTTTCTCCTAAAGTTTTTTATTTTATATTTAGGTTAAAAACATAAAAACTTATTCAATATATGAGAAATTTTTTAATTTTTTAAAGCGAATTACCTTACTGAACTTATCGTAAAGCTGATCTGTTTTATGACTTATTATAAACGTATTTGTATCGGAAGTCAAGCTAATAATTATCTTAAGAAACTCTTCTGTACCGTTAGAGTCTAGAGAGCTATCGAAAACTTCATCCATAATAAGCAGGTTAGTAGAGATAGAATTACGCAGCTTAGCCACAGCACGCCATGTAAACAACACAGCAAGATTAATTCGCATCTTTTCACCCTCAGAAAATGAGGCGTAAGAGAACTCGTCTCTATTGCGCGATTTGATTGTCTCATTAAATTCTTCGTCAAGTTCGAACTGTACAAAGAAATCCATAGCTGAAAGATACTTATTGATAAGCTTATTAATAACAGGAACATACTGCTTAATAATCCTTGCTTTGATACCACCATCTTTTAACAAAGAAGCTGCAGCTGATAAAACTTGTTTGTCTTCGTTAAGATTGCTGAACGATTTCTTTAACTCTACCATTTCTTTTTCAAGATCAACTATTTTATTATCGTTCTTATCGACTGTCTTGTTATCTATTTTTTTGATCTCTTCATCTAATGAATTGCGATATTCGATAAGAGAGTTTATTTTAGTTTTAACTTTATGCATTTCAAACTGGAACGTATTAATCTTAGCATGAACCTCAATAATCTCACTCAAACGTTCATTGGTTTCTTCATACTGTTTGATTAGGTCTTCAAGTGCAGTATCAATGTTATCAACTTCTGTATTTTTCTCAGTTATTGTTTTTGATTTGAATTCAGAATCAATAACTTGTTTACAAGTAGGACATCCTTCGTGCTTGAGTAAAAAACTTATATCCTTATCAAGCATTGCACGTTTAGCTTCTATCTTATGTCTAAGCTGAGAAAGCTGATTGATACGCTTACTTATCTTAGGTTCGTCTTCGATATCTTCTTGTAAATTCTTGATTCCGTTGTTATGATAATGATATTGATCATTAAGGTCAGATATCTGTTTATCGGTTTCCTCTATCCTAGATTCTTTTTCAGCTATCATCTGTTCGTTGTTACTTTGCATCTCAGCAAGATGTTCGGTAATTATCTTTATCTTTTCTTCTACCAGTTTTCTTTTACTTGTAGCTTCTAATATGTTACCAGTATTAATTGTTATCTTATCTTTCAACAAAGCATTCATAGTTGTAAATATTTGAAGGTCGAGTAGATCTTCAATGATATCACGACGTTGAGCAGGACTCAATTGCATAAATGGTTGGAATGTTGCCGATCCAAGAACAACAACTTGGGAAAATGACTTGTGGTTTACCTTGATGATTTGCTTTTCAAGAATCTCTTGATAGTCTTTCATCTCGGCAGTTTGATTCGTAAGCTTATCGTTCTGGTAAACTTCAAAAACTACTGGCTTGATACCACGAATAATCTTATAATTATTGACACCAATAGAAAACTCTACCTCTACAACCAATCCCTTTTGGGTAATTGTATTTAGAAGCTGAGGCTTGTTAATTTTACGAAATGCTTTACCAAACAAAACAAAGGAAAGTGCATCAAGCATTGTTGATTTGCCTGCGCCATTTTCACCAACGATAAGCGTAGTGTTATGTTCGTTCAAATTAATTTCAGTAAAAACATTACCTGTAGAAAGAAAGTTTTTCCAACGCAGTTTTTTAAATATAATCATTCAACAGCCAGCGCCTCATTGTAAAGTTCCACAATTTTCTTTTCAAGCTTTTCCTTATTAACAGTTTTCTCATCAAACCCGCTAATGTATTTCTTAAAAATATCAATTGTTGATTCTGCTTCATTAACAATATCGGAATCTTCTTCAAGATTAAGATTAAGATGATCTTCTACAATCTGTATATCAAGAGGATTTTCTGATTCAATATTCTCGATAAATTTATCAAACCAAAACAGATTAGTTTTCTCTTGAATAATAACCTTAAGCATACAGTTTTTATATTGAGCGTAATCAATATCACTGTTTAAGAATGTAGCATCAGCATCATTGTACCATATTTTCTTGAACATCCTGTATGGGTTCTCAACAAAAGTTAAGTTCCTGGTTTCCGTATCGAATATGTGAAACCCTCTTGGGTCGGAGTAATCAGACCAAGTGAACTCAGCATGGCTACCGAGATAATGAATATTACCGCGAGAACTGCGATGGTGATAATGGCCAGACATAACAGTATCGAAACGGTCAAATAAACTGGGATCATCGCCATGTGACACAATAGACCCACGAAACATCTCGAAACCTTGGAGCTCCAAATGTCCCATGACGATCTGGGCTGACGTAGTTTTGATTGCATGTAAACTTGCCTCTCTATTTTCATCACATATCCAAGGTAGCATTAATACCTTTGTTCCATCAAAATCCCATTCTAATGGAAGTTGATCATGTATTTTAAATACATATTTGTCTATGACGAGTTCGCGGAGCGCATTAACCGTGTTAGTGTTCTTAAAGTAAGTATCATGATTACCAGCAATGAAGTGTACATCAAGCTCCCAGTCGGAGAGTCTGTCAAGAAAATCTTTACGCAAACGACTGGCAGTGCGAATATTGATATACTTACGACGGTCAACCAAATCGCCGAGATGCACAACTGATTGTATCGCTTCTCGCTTAATTGTAGGAAAGAATATTTCATCTAAAAATCTCTTACTGTTGTCCATGAAGGCAATGTTATCATTTCGAACTCCCCAGTGCGTATCTGTGATCAGTGCTATTTTCATCTAAAGTTTTTCTTCTTTGTAAAAGCTGCAGTTTGTGTTTTGTGTTTTGATAACGACTCTGAGATATATGAGGCTGTTGTTTCTAACCGAAGCACATAGTTTTGAAGTTCGTTTTCCCTGACCGACTTATCGCTTAATTTATTTACCAAGTCAACAATATTGACTGGTACTAGATGCTCATTCTTCATTTTTAAATTCCTCATCTACTATAACTGAAAACACTTCAACTCCACTTAGTTTACTCTGTTTCTTAGTCTTAGTCAACTTATTTTCATATGACCTAACAACATCTGATGAATATTCGTTTGCTTTTAAATGTATATTCTCAGAGTCATTCCATAGCTCGTTCATAAGGAAACTATTTTCAAAATTCTTATGCTTAATATATGTTTGCTTCTTTTCTTTCTGAATTCTTCTGATAAAAGCATTCCAGGCTATCTGAGTGAAATAAGCGAAAGGGTTATTTGTTCTATCAGGATCAAAGTTATCTACGGCTGCGATACAGTCAATGATGCCATCAGATATCATATCCTGCTTATATGTATATCCTGAGAAGTTTGGTTTCTTGGCTAGATTGTTACAAATCAAAAGAATAGATTGGCCAATATAATTGGATACCTGAGGCTTTTGTTTTTCTTCACGTTTAGCTTCAATTAATTTTGTTTTGTATTCAACCATAGAAGTATACAAAGTTTTATTGTTAATATAATTTTTGACTCTAGCCATTTTTATCCCTTTACTTATTTCAAATTCACGGTATAATCATTAATGTAATACTGAAATTAAATATTAAGTGCAACATTATAAAGCTTGTAAGGAAACTTCTCTTCGTTATAGATCTTAATACGCTCCATAAAATGGAGCAAGGTAAAGTTCTTTTTACTTTTCCAGCTCATGTCATCGGCAATGTCGTAAAGCGTTGCGCTATCTTTACTATCTGACTTACGTAGTCCACGACCAATAGACTGTAAGTTTCTAATTTTAGATTTGGAAGGACTAGAGAATATAACGTTATGCAAATTACGAATGTTAACACCTGTGGAGAAAGTTCCATAACTAGCAACGATAATTGCGTTTTGTTCTGTTTCAACGATCTTTCGAATTTCTTCACGTTCTTCTCCATCAACTTCACCGGATACATAAAATATCTTACGATCTCCTGCTTCCTGCATTAATTTATCATAAAGACCTTTACCATGTTTATCAACATACTGGAAAAGCAACAATGTGTTGCCCTCGAGCGAAAGCGCGAGGTTACGAATAAACTTATTGCGAGGTTCTAATCTTACTAGATAATCCATCTCAGCCTGATAGTCAGCTGCTCGTGCAATCATCTTTCTTACTTCTTCAGGATATGATAATACAATAGCCTTGATTTTAAACTCGGCTAAATGTTTCTGTTCAATCAATTCAGCAGTTGTAGTAACTTTCCTAACAGGACCAAACAAACCTTCAAGAACAAGCTTATTAGTTTGAGTGCCGTCCAAAGTACCTGTAAACCCGAAGCGAAATCTACAACTATCAAGATTAGACATAATGCTAGTAAGAGACTTAGCTTTGAAAAGATGGGCTTCATCACCTATAACCAAGTCAAATTGTTGGAAATACTCTTTAGGAAGTTTGTAAATCGACTGCCAGGTTGAGATGGTAATTGGTTTATCTGTTTGTTTATCTTGGCCAGCAAAAATTCTATGAACGAACCGATCAGAAACAAAACCATAGTCAGCAAAGTCAGAGGCAAGTTGACTAACCAAAGAAGTAGTTGGCACAATAATAAGAGTCCGTGCATTGTAGTACCTCGTTATTAGATAGATTATAAATGACTTGCCGGATGCAGTCGGTGAGAGAAGTAAAGATCTACGATTACGTATAGCATGTACAAAAGCCTCCAGCTGGTATTCTCTTGGTTGATATTTTTCAGGTAAGTTTAAAGTACTGATGAATTTACGTGCTTCGAGTACAGAAAATTCGTCAGCTGAGAAATCAGACTTATATATAACAACATAATTACGTTTGCTGGCAAACTCTTCAACGTATGCATTAAGTCCTGCATAAAGTAAACAAGTCATAGGATTAAGCAAACGAATTTTACCATCCCACATTTTATTACGATATGCTGGAGTAAATTTAGCACCAGGAACATCAAACGTGAAATACCCACTCAACTCCATTATGGTTGAAGGGTCAGCAATAATCTTATTGTAAGTCTCGTTGACTTTTTCTATTTCAATTATTTCCATTATGCTCCCATTGTAAATTTTTGCCATTCGATAGCAGCTTTAATATTGAAGCCTCTGCTATTGAAGGACTTAATGATCGATTCAAGTAACTCAACTTTTTCTTGTTGGATACCTATCTTAAGAGATATCTTAATAAGATCCTTATCAGCATCCATATACATAGGAATATCTGTTTTAAGAATCATACCTCTAGAAGGTAGCTCCCACATCTTAGATCTAGTTTCTTCAGTGTGACCTTGAGTGTAAAACTCAAACTTTTCAAGTTTGAGTTTCTTAAAGTCGCCTTCTAAAGAGCGAAGAGATAATTTCTCCGATATGTATATCTGGTAATATTTGTGATGAAGCTTTGCAATCTTAAGGGCTTCATCACCGAGCTCTGTACGGTCTACTTCTGAATCTTCTTTCCACTGATCAAGAATATCTTCTATTTTCATAATTACTCTCTATTCATTAGCATATTATACTATACTATGAATATTACAAAAAGTAAAGTTAAATTTTAGATATAGTATAATAAGTGTATCTGAAAGTAGCAGAAGCTTCTACGTATCTTATATCTGTATCTGTTGTATTGAAATTAAGACCAGATAATGTTATTGGGAATGCATCGGCGTATACTATTTCATAATTTGGCATTTTGGTACTTGATAAAATAACAAGAGATATATCAGAGTATACACCATCGCCAGTCCAAGAAGCAATATTAGCCAAGTTTTTATATTCTTCATATTCTTCTGGTTTACCAAAGGCTCTTAACCACTTATGTATTTCTAGATAATTTTGGAGATCTTCATCTACCTTGAATGATATATTAAAAATACCATATTCTAAGTGATCGCCTGGGTAAGGAATTTTAACAAAAGGATTCATAACATCAGGAGCTCTTACAGCAATCTCTGGTATGTTTACTTTCTGAACGAAGAAATTGACATTTGGGGCTTTCTTAATTTGGAAACGAAAATTAAGAGGGCTAAGAAAATTCTTGTTTGCTGGTGTGTTATCAACTGCAGTCATAATCGTTCTCCATTATACATCACAACTATTTATATGAAAAAAAGGGGACCCGAAGATCCCCTTAAGTTTGCGGCTTGAAACCGTCTTCTTCCTAATATTACATTAGGTTGTTTACAACGATACGACGATAGTAAACGTTAGTGCTGATGACATTGCTACGACCCTTTGGATTACCAACAGATGCACCTTCAGCGTATGGATTTGCTACCATGCCATAACGGGTTTTGAAACCAATCTTAGGCTGGAAGGAATCCTGATCAACTGCACGAACCATCTGTAGAGGAACGTATGGGCAATAGAATAGACCAGCGTCGAACGCTGACGAACCCTTATAGCCAACAGTTAGGTAGTTACCACCGATTGCGTATGGATCGATGTATACCTTTAGACGACCGTTAAGAACACCAGCGAAAGTGTTACCAGTGTCATCTACCTGAAGATTGTTTGAGTTAAGAGCAGGGGTGTAATCAAGAACACCAGCCATCTGTAGAGCAGAAGCAACGTCTGAAGAACAGATAACAAGATTACCCTTACCACGACGAGTGCTCTTAGCAATTTGGTTAGCTTCTCTTTCAAGCTGGAACATAAGACCCTTAAACTTTTCAACTGACCAACGACCGTTTGAGTCGGTGTCAAGATCGAATATACCAGCAGTAGTTACGTTATCCTGAGCGCCAGCAACAGCAGTGATGTTGATAGTACGAACAACTTCACGGTTGATTTCTGCAAGGATTTCAGCTGATAGAATATTTGACAATTCTGTTTCAGCATCAAGACCATGGATTGCCTTAAGATCCTGGGCAAGTTCCATAGTGTATTCTGCCTTAAGAGCACGAGTGTTAGCAGTTACTGTAACCTTTTCGATGCTGAAAGCCATCTGTGGGAAAGCAGTATTTGCTTCAGTTCCAAGAGCTTCGCCCTGTGCTCTTGACATACCAACACCAGTGTTGTATGTATTAACAGCAGTAAGTGGTGAGGTGTTTGAAGCACCTGGGATAGAACCAACAAACTTGTTACCGAAAGTGTTAGCGCCAGAAGCAACAGTTGAAAATGTAGTATCAACTTCGTTGTAGAAAGTTTCTGCTCCACCCTGGCCATTTGTAGTATTGGCATAACGTGAACGCATAGCAAAGATCAAGCCAGTTGGGCCAGTCATTGGCTGAACGCCACAGATGTCATAGGCAATAAGGTTAGGCATTGCACGACGTACTAGAGAAATAAGAACTGGATCGAAAGTATCGATACCAGAACCGCCAGCCATAGCATTAGGTGGTACTAGAGAAGTAGTTTCTGTCATCATAGTCTGATACTGACCATGAGCGGCAGATTCCATTAGAGCCTTCTCAGTGTTCTCAAGCATAATTGCAGTTACGGAACGGCGATGCTGATCCTTAATAACGCCAAGAGCGTTATGATCAAGGACAGGTGCCCACTTGTTTTGAATTTCCTCAGCTAGATACATTTATTTTTCCTTTCGGGTTTTAAAATAGGATATAAATTATTTATATTAAATTACTTTTTAACGTTTCTGGCAATTGCCTGAGCATAACGGTTAACGTTTGGATCTACGTAACGGTTAGTTGATTCAGTAAGTTCGCCTTCGAATGTTTCTTCTTCGATATTAGAAGAATATGAAGCTGGTTCAGTACGGAAATAATTTTCCTTAATGATGTTCAACTTTTTCGCATATGTTTCAAGATTACCATCAAATTCAATTCCTTCGGCTAGAGCTGAGAACTTTTCCTGCTGTGTTAGTGCAAGGTCAGAAGCAAGTTCTTCAAAAATACCTCTAGCTTGATCCTCTACTAACTCACCCTTTAGAGCTGAGTTTTCAGAAATTGTTTCGTCAAGCATTTCTTCTAAATCACTTACCTTCTGAGCAAGTGCTTCTAGAACTTCTACCTTATCTTCAGGAACATTAATGTAATGCTCTGAGAAAAGATTCTTTAGTCCATCCATAAATTCTTCCATAATTTCATTGCGGAGAGTCGATTCGATGGCTACTTCGTTTTCCTTCATCCAGTTTTCTACAACGTAGTCTAGATAAGTGTCGATTTTTGAAGTTAATTCTTCATTAATAATAGATACCTGCTCTTCAAGCTTCTGTTCGAATTCTTCTTCAAGACGAGCGGTTTCTGTAATGATACGAGCAGAAATAGCTGCTTCGAAAAGGGTTGATGCCTTGTCCTTGAATTCTTCGGAAAGATCTGAACCAGCAAACATTTCTTCAACATCTTCTTTCATATTAAGCTTTGGCATCCCGTCCTTAGTTTTTGGACCCTTGCCAGTAGTCATATCGATAGTTGATGCGTTGCTTGCGGAATTGTCACCAACGCCGTATGTCTTGCCTGGACCAAACTGAGCCATAGTTGCATTAAACCAATGAGTAAGATCACCCTTTGACATCTGATGCATCTGGCCCATAACTGACTGCATCATACCAATCTTTGACTTGGCATCACCAGCGGGCTTAGAATTTGGCTTAAGAGTTGCTGCAGCCATAGTTTCTTCTTCTAGACCGTCTTCTTCGCTCTCAATTGCGTCGACAGGAAGCTCTTCCATATTTTCTAAGTCTTTATTTTTTTCGTTAGCCATTAAAAAATCTCCTTAATAGAATTTAAAATTATTTATATAAACTTGTTCTTTATTGCTAATGAAGCAATATAATCTTCGAAAATAGCCAAACGTTGCTCTTCAAGGTGCGACTTTGACATGCTATGGATTTTATTTTTTGTTTCATGTAACTTTTGTTCGTGCCAGGTATTCTTGACTGGATCATAAAGCCATTCAACATTTTCCATAATGCCCTTAACAAAAGCATCGGGGGCGGAAGGATCAGCAACAATATCAGCAGCAGTTGAAAGCTTAAGATCGCTTTGAACAACCATACGACCATTTGATTCTTTTAAGGAACCCATTGCTCGAGAAGAAACACCAAGGTTAGCACCAGACTCCAAAAGACCACGAGCGATATTACCCATTGGAGTTTCGGTAAGTTTTGCTTTTCCAAGGAAATTATTCCCATTTCTCTTTAGTTCTGTAATGATATGCGAAACACGATCAAGGTTAATTGATGGCCCAGATGGATGACCAAGTTCGCCATAGGCGCGACCCTTATCGACTGTTTCTTTCATATAACGATTAACTTCATTTTCTAAAACAGCTATTGGATAAACACGACCATTACGATTTTGTAATTCAGCCTGTAAGAATATACCTTCTATATAGTAGTCTTTCTTACCGTTTTCTTTTGCTTCAGTAACGAACTGAACGTCTTCAACTAATTCTGTAAAGAGTTTCATGGTTTCCTCTTAATTCTTGTAAGCAACAGGAACGGCTACTAATGTAGCGGATGTATTATTTGATGTTAAAATATCTGTTGCACCTTTTTCTACAATCAATGTTTCGCCACCAATAATAGACATTGTCCATTTAGTAGTAGTATTTGTAGAATCTTTACATGTAATTAGAGCTAAAGTTGTAACTGCAGAAGCATGTGATAATTTTACTAATGCGCTGTTGCTATAAGAACTAAAGGTTATTGTATTACAAACAGATTCTGTTCCGAGTGGTTTAATTATTGCTGCCATTATATTCTCCCTGTATCTGAATCGCCAACATTACCAGAAGGCATTCTTATAGGAGTATCTCCAGGCGCTGATTCTTTTTCTGTTTTCTTTTTCTTAGTGATCTCGTTAATCTTTTCTTCTTTAACAGCATCTCTGTAAGCAGCATCTTTGGCGTTAGCATCAGATGTACCAACCTTTGCTTTCAATCTTTTATAATCAGGATTCATTTTATCAAGAGCCAAAGCTTGAGTTTTAGCTCTTTTTTGAAAAGTAGAAAATCCTTTATCAGTATTTACGTCAGCAGTGTCCATTGATTTTGCTGCACCTCTAGCAGTACTCAAAGCAAGTGCATCTGAAATCTCATCAATCTGTTCTTCTTCTTCTTCTTTATGCATACCATAGTAAGCACCTAGTGCTCTTTTAATACGCTGTTTCTTTGAATCACCAGAAAATGTTTTATTCTTGCTATGAACGAAATCTGAAATTACTTCACTAGCTGGAGTTTTCTTAGTCAATACTTCCTGAAGTTTTTTCTTATCAGCAATCATTCCTCTTTTGCCTGGCTTTGCTTCTGGTACAGATTTACCGCTGCAACCACATGACTCACCTTCATAAGCCTTACCGCATGATTCACATTTCATTGATTCATAAACTTTTTCAGCGTCACCTTTTTTATTTCCATAACGTTTTTCTGATTTAGAATTTAATGCATAATGTTCATCATTTCCACTGTACGGATCTTCATCATTACCTACACGATCGGCATGCTTTTCAATCTTATGTTTCTTGGCGAAATCCTGATTGCCTGACGATGCATTAAAGTCAGAAATATCTGCTGGTTCTGTTTTACTCTTTTTAACACCAGCTAGTTTGTTTTCTTTTTGGGCTTTTGGAGCAACGTCTCTGAGCGGTTTCGCCATTTGTTTAATCCTCTGATTCTTCTTCGTTATCTGGTGTATAACCATACATTTGTTGAGCGACAGCTATTTTCTTATCATTTACTGCTGTTGCAATTCTATCAACGATCAAATCGTTAAATGCTGTTTCGAAATCTAATGGTTTCTGTTCATAAGCAGTTGAAATTAAATCTGTAATATCATATTTATATTCACTCATATATTAACCTCATTGTGTTTGTTGAGCATTACCACTGCCCAATGAATTAACTATATCTGGGTTTTTAGCAACTAATTGAACTGCTGCTTTATACTTAGACTGGTCCTGAATAGAACGGTTAGCAGGACTACCCTTCTGTTTCATTTGTTTAATGAAAACCATAGCCTGTCTTATTTCTTCTTGTTTGTTAGTTTCTTCAGGCGAAGCCTGTTGACCTTGATCCTGAGCCGCTGCTTGCTGTTGCATTTGCATAGCATTCTGCTCAATCATTGGATTCATCCAACGTGGATCCTGTGATTGATTCTCGGCAGCAATCTGTGCTTCCTGCTCTTCAATATCAACGTCAGTCTGCTGAAGAACGTTTCTACGAATCCAATCGTGTGAATAATACTTACCAGCAAAATCCTGGAATGCACCAGCCAACTGAATACGACCCTGAGCAATCTCAGCATCTTTAAGCTCAGTGAAATAATTATCTTTGGCATAGTCAAACTTAATGTCGGATACAAACACATTCCAATCATCAGGTGTCATAATTCCCTTAAGAACTAATTGTTTTTCAAGCATCTTAATGAACAGCTGAGAAAATCTAGAACGAAGACGAATAATGAAACGAGCGAACTTCAACTCATCGCGAGTAATTTCAGTCGCGCGACCAATAGAAAATAGTGCGTCTGAGTTAAGACGACTTACAGGAACATTTAAGCACTGGAGAAATTTCTTTTGGAAATATAGAACGTCGTCCATTTGACCTAGTGTCTGACCGCCTGGTAGGGTAGTAACCTCCGTACCTCTACCACCTTCACGACGAGGAAGCCAATAGTCTTCCAACATGGTCATGAACTTACGGTCGTCTCTAATTTCTCCAGTTGCCGCATCATAGATCAAACGATTCTTATGTTTGACCATGATATCGCGAACATACTGCTCTGCCTTCATCTTAGGAAGATTACCAACGTCAATGTACCAAATACGACGTTCGGGGGCGCGAGCTAAACGATAGATAACCAAAGCATCTTCTAGTGTACGCAATTGATTAAGAGCCTTAATGGCTTTATGCAAATAAGAAAGAACCATTGTACCTTGATTATCAGTCAAACCAGATACAACATGAACTACTGAATCCTTGGCAATTTTCAAACCAGAAGTAGTTGGTCCGGATGTTCTATTGCCATAATTAAACCCTTTATCATTAAAGATAAAGTATTCGTTAGCAACCCTAGAGATAACTGCATCACCAGAGTTACCATTAGGAACTTTCTTTTTCGAAACTTCTCTTACCTTACGGATCTTACGTGGATCAACGTAACGTAGTTCTTTGATACCTTCTTTGGGGTTTTTGTCATCAACAAGCACATGATAATATAAACGCCCATCAACATACCAACGACGGTATATATCGTAGGCATGAGTATTAAATTGTAGTAAAGCTAAACAATTTTGGAATTCATCGGTTACCACTTTTTTAATTTGTGGTGACATTGTTTTAACGTTTTCTAAATTAATCTGTACAATTACTTCTTCATCAATAGAAATAGATTCGTTAATAATTTCATCAACCGCTGAATCACATTCGGGATGAAGCGACATCTCGCGATACTTAGTTACTAATTCTGCTTCTGTTCTAACAGTTCCGTCAAGATCAACATATGTACCAAACGCACCACCAGCTGCAACAACGACTGCACCATCATCTGTCTCCTTTGGAGCAAACGATTGAATCTCATCAATAGCTTTCTGATCTTTTCTTTTAAACTCAAAACCAAATAATTCTGCCATTTAATTCTCCAAATTGGAGGGGATTTGTTCCCCTCCTATAATCATAAAAAATATTTATTAGATAGCGCCAGCAGTACCATCTAGCTCAGTTTGTGGTCCATACACGTTTACGCCACCAGCCTTCTTATCAGAAGTCTCAATAACTGGAACCCAATAATCATAAGAGAATGTTACAGAAAATTCTTCGATTTGACTAGCTGAATCCCAGCCAAGTTGAATTTCGCCAATAGATGTTGGGAAAGCCCCAACAAACTGATATGAACGAATTTCTGAACCATCTTTAGAATATTGAATTACTTCTAAGTCTGTCTTATACTGTTCAGCGCCAATGCCAGCATCACGAACATTTGATACATGACGATTAAGAGCATTTGACCAAGTTTCGAACAATGCACGAACAGCGAAATCTTCGTCGTTCATTACTGTTACTGACCAGTCGCCGAAAGTTCTTTCTCCAGCAACTTTAATCTTACGACCAAAATAAGGAATTTCGATTGGAGAAATTGTTGATTCTGGAAGAGCAGCAGTACGGCAAACAAAACGGAACTTGTCTACAGAAACGCTATCAATGCCAAGAGCTCCTGGCACTGATAGAACTACGTTGAATAGGGATGGTCTGGCACCACCGTACACCAGACCATTTTGTTTGAAGCTATTGATATTAAATGGCATCTAAGATACTCCTTTTGAGCTTTAATCTATTTATTAAAACTTGCCAACAACTTCAGAGAACTGAACACCACTTGGAACAGCAACGAAGTTCAGCTGGATAAAGTTGATTGAACGAGCTGGCTTAATATAGATATCACCAACAAACTGAGCAGTATCAATTACTGATTGTGTGTTATTTGAATCATCACAAACAACAAGGAAATCAGTAATACCACGACGACCCTTAATAGTGCGAAGATAAGGTGTTACAAGATTTTTAAACTGTGCACGAGTAAATGCATCATTGAATTCAAATAGTGAATACTTAGCAGCGGTTGAAATTGCCTTTTCAAGAACGATAAACAATCTACGAACATTAATACGATCGAATGCAGATGGCTTTGCCTGAAGAGTTCTATCACCATAAAGAACAGTTCCCTGACCAGGAGGTGATATAACTGGGTTGATACCATTAGTATAAAGGGTATCACGTTCTGTTTTCTTAGGATTATAAGCAAGCTTAATTGAATTCTTAATGTTTCCGCGATTGAAACCAGCTGGTGACCACCATGCATCGTTAGTTTGATCTGTACGAGCGCATAGACCACCGATGTCGCCGTTCAATGGAATCCAACGGTTTACATCATTGTAGCGATCGTACTGGTATTTATAACCAGAATCAAGAACAGCATAAGAAGTACTACGTACAGCACCTCTCCAATTCTTAAGACTTGATGCTTCGTTACCAACATTGTTAAGCATCATAGCTTTATCTGGTGAAATTAATGCAATACAGTCTCTACGAGTTTCGCAAATGTTATCGATTATATAATTTGCTAGCTGGAAGTTTGAAACAGTTTGACCGCCAACTAATGCTGTTCCGCCGATTGGACGACCCTGTAGAACAAGAGAAATATCTACGTCTTCAGGTGACTGGAACAAGTCATAAGCTTCACCAAGGCAGCTCATTGTTATAGTTGCTTCGTCTCTACCATCATTACCTAGAGAAAACTGGATATTAAAAGGTGATAGTGAAGATGAATTTATTAGGTTTGTTGCAGTGTTTGAAACAGCTGTTGTACGATCATTTGCCCACCAAACATACTGTGAGTTCTTATTAATAACACTCTTATAATAATTATCAGTGCCATCGCCATTAACTGAACTTGTTGCTCTTGATAGACCCTTATAAGTTTCAAGAACAGTGCCAGTTACACCAGAGAACAATCCACCATTATCAACAACTACAACATGAAGTTCGTCATTGACAGAAGTGTTACCATTAACGAATTGATAATTTGACTGACCAGGAGCAGATCCAACTAGATTAAAGAATTCCCAGTTACGGTTAATTGTGCTTGTTACATAATTGTCGCGAAGTCTGTATGGGTCATCAAAAGTAATCTTCAATACGTTAGTGTTTGATGTAAGAGTAAAGTCAGAACCAACCGCCGGAACGATTGTAGAAATTGCAGTTCCATAAGCATTTGTTGCAAGCTTAAAGCCGCTTGTATTTGACTCAACGATATAATAGTTTGTACCACCAGCTAAACCAGAAAGAACAGTTTGAGAAGCAGCATTAACATAGTTGACTATATCACCGTTGCTATATGGATTTGTATTTGGAGCAGTAATAAATCCAGTATAAGCATTAACAAAACTACCATTACCATTGAATGAATTGGTTGCTGTATTTACATAAGATGCATTTGAGCCAACTTCAAGTTTTGTAATTTGAAGATACTGCAGGCTTAATGTACTGTTTCCAGCAAGGATCTGATCGCCAATAGAAAAATTAGAAGATACAGTATTAGCAGATCCATTTGATGTGCCTAGGAATTTAACAGTTGCGCTGTCTGATCCAATTCTAAATTCAATTGCTGTATTAACTGTTGAATTAGATAGAGGGATATTAGAAGAAAACGAATTCGCGTTATCGCAAACAGAAACTCTAAGAGAATTACCCATTGCTCCAGGATACTTTGCTAGATATGCAATATCTGTGTCGAACGTACCTTCTTTTAAGAGATAAGCGTTTTCATTCTTGACAATTTGATCAGCAAGATTAGCAACAAAGTATGGAGCTGAAGCATTAGTATTTGCGCCTGTGCCAACTGCAGTATATGTTGTTTCTGAACGACCAAAATAAAGATTTGTGTTAGCAGAACTACCAGTATTAGTAGTGAATATATTTGAAGAAAGGATAACTGCAGTTGAGTTTACAGCTGCAATACTATACTGAGTACCAGAAGGGATTACACTAGAATTACCTGTCTGTGTAACATACATACCAACAGACAAATTAGTAGTATTACCGATAAGGATATTGTTAGATATGATAGTATTTGCTGTTACAACAAAATTAATATTTGATGGCGTAGTGCCTGTAGTATTTGCAGCACGAGAAATATAAAGGCTATTTGTATAAGAAAGGAAATTGGCAGCAGTGAAAAATGTTTCTGCATTGAACGATGTTGGCATGCCATATCTAGAAACAAGAGAAGCTTCGTTATCTACTAACAATCTCTGTCCGATCGGACCCCAACGGAATACACCACCAAATGCACCAACAGAACTGGAAACTGCGGGCACAACTGTAGTAAGATCGATTTCAGTAACGTTTACGCCTGGAGATAATTGAAAAGCCATAGTTTTACCCCTTTATTAGGTTGTATGATAGTTATATTTACCATTATTTATAATAATTCAATTTTAAGGGGATTTAGAAATTTTCTTGTGTGTTCCACATCCAACTATCTGGAACGATCCTTTCAATTGTTTCATCGTATTCATCTCGACCGTCGAACATGAAACCGAATGGTGACATGTCCTGTTCCATATCCTCTTCTGTTTTTTCACGAAGGGACATAAGCGTATTTATATTGGTATAATCTTTGAAATATTGCTGCTCCGAGAGCCAAGCGAAAAGAACAAGACACATAACCAAGTCATCATGTTTGCCAGACTCGGCTTCATAAGAAGTTCCCTTCTTAGAGAAAGTTGAGAGTTCATTGATTGTATGGAAATCGTTGACTATAAATTGGTTCTGTTCGATAAGAAGCTTAAGGATAGAACATCCAACCGACTTAACGATCTTGGTTGTTCTGATACCCTTGTCTACCGAGCCTCCACCAAATCCACCGGTGATACGTTTACCCGAACGACCAGCATTCTCAGTAAACAATACATGTTCGTAACCAAAATCATAATGTAATGAGTGAGAAACCTGCTCACCGATATCGTTAATTTCAACTAGAACAGATGCATTATTATATGCCTTAGCTGATCGGTGAATGAAGTCTGCATAATCTATAGGTGATATAGCATTGTTACGATATACGCATGCCTGTTGATATGGCATAGTTGTTACATCTATAAGTTGGAATGCAGAATAATCTAGACCTTTACCACGAGAAACGTCGCATAACATTATATAGACATGTTGGTCGATTGGTTGGATATATTGAATTAACCCTTCGCGTTCAACTAATGGCGTTTGATGGACTAACTCTTTAAGTTTCCAACCAGCAATAAGAGTACCAGAGCTACCAAGGAATTCACAATTATATTCCTGATCGAACTTTTCTAAGTCGAAGTTCATAGCAGCTAAAGTATCGTCTCTCCATTTTTCGTCTCGTCCAGGAACATCTTGCCACATAACTTGTATGTGTTGATATTGGTTACGTTTCTGTATAGCATTGACCCAGATGCTATAAAAGTGATTTAAGCCACAAGGTGTAGAAACCAGAACAATTTTAGATTCGCTACCTGAAGAAATCGTAGGATAAACAGAGGTGAAAAACTCATCCCAGTTTTCAATGAACGCCGCTTCGTCGATAAACAACATATTAATAGAATAACCACGGATTGAATCTGTGGATGTTGCAGAAGCGATAACACGAGAGTTGTTTTCTAATTCAAAAGAACCCTTGTTCCATTCCTTGATACCCTGTTGTAGCCATATAGGCAGGTGCTGGTAAGCAAGCTGAATACGTCCAAGAATTTCTCGTGCCGTATCGCCTTTGTTGGCGAGGAGGGCAACTGTTTTGTCTTTATGGAATATGATATACCAAAGAATAAAAGCGCAGGTAGTAGTCGATTTACCAGCCTGACGAGCAGTCGTTACAATATTGAATCGATTATTGGCGAACGATAACAACATTTCTTTTTGATAGGGGTAAAGCTTAAAATTCATAAGCCCCTTATCAACGTTAATAATTTTCATATATGTTTCAGTGAAATATATAACGTCCTGAGAACATCTTATATATTCTTGTACTAGTTCAGGCGTCCATTCGATAGCCTGATTTTCACGCTTGAGATTAACGTTACCATTATACCCAGTGCGTACATTATTAAACTGCAGATCCACCATTTTTCATGTTCTCGATTACTTTTTGAAGTTCTGCTGTAGAACCTACAAATAAATTGTTATGAATAGTTTTTGCTGTTTCGTTTGTTGGGGCGCTTGCAGCTGTAATTTTTCTAATGGTATTTTGTAATTCCATTAAATCTTTATTAGCTGCTAACATTGTATCCATTAACTTTGCCAATACTTCAAAAGCTCTTGGGTGTTGAGAACTGTCTGCTATTTGACCAAGCTTAAACATAGCCTCTTGACCATTCTGTATAACTTCATAGATATTAGCTCTGGCTGTTTCAAAGTCTGTTTTCGCAGAATCATCATGAGCATCAACAATCATGTTACTGATTGTGCTAGTTGAACTCATTGGCGTAACACCTAAAGCTTGGCCTATAGGATCGTTGTTTGCATTATCTGTCATTATATCTCATCTTCATTGTAAATCATTGTAACAAACCCAAAATCATCAGATACTTTTATATCAGCATATGGTATTGTCGATATAGAATTATTAGGCTGACCATAATAACTTATTGAGGTATTACCTGGAGTAAATCCTGGCTGCACTGTAACACGTTCGCCAACAGGAAGAGTTCCAGCAACAGTTGGTATTTTTCCATATTCAGTATCTGGTAGATAAAAATTAGTTTCAACGAATTTAATAATATTACCTGTTTTAACAGGACCATATATATAGCCTTTTAGAACAAAGTCTAAAGTCCATATAATTGCTCTACGATTTTGAAAAGCGCCATCATAATTATCAGTATATGCTATATCATTTAATATGATTGGGATATCCATTGTAACTTCCATTTCGGGAATAAGTTTTACAGTGGTTGTCCAATCAGGAGTAAAATAAGGAATGATCTGCTCGATTATTTTTGTACCGTCTTCGGCATTTTTAGCATAAACATAAACTTTAAATTCTATGTCATATGGAACTGGGTTATATTGATATTTTAACTTGTTAACATCTGCAACATTTTTGACAGCTATTTTATTAATAGTTGGTAGTTTTCTAGATCCATCATATCTCATCTTGCCCATTTCAAAAGAAATCATAGGCAATGGAGCTACAGCAGAAGCTCTATCAATATTTGGATCTTGTGTTACACGGGCAAGCATTTTGTCTTTTGGTGCATATGTAACAGGAACTTTGATAAGAGATGTTACATTACCAGCTTTATCTGTTCTTGTAATACGAATATTGTTGACGAGTGTTCCCATCAAGATAACATATTTTCTTATCATTGAAAAGTAGAATGGAGAACCAAACATTAAATTGCTCTTTCGCTGAACGGATCAAATGCAGTAAAGTCAACAAACATATCTGACTCTGATTGTATTGCATCATTGTTTGAAACAACAACAATATCTGTTACTGATGATTGTTCCATCACAATATACTCATCGTTTTCTGTTAATAGGTTGAATCCACTTTCATCCATGATATTCCAATCAAGAATATTGGTGCTGGATTTTGCTTGTAGAATATCAATTTCAGGTATGCCAGTATTCATTAATTCATTGGAATATTCGAACAACTCGCAAGTCATTTCCCAAGTTTGAAGAGCACCCAACTGGTAAAACATTTCGAACTTGTTGACATACTTAACCTGGAAACACTTTTTGTTCAATGGGAAATATATAAGGTCGCCTTCGTTTGGTCTTGGTTGTGTTGAGAAACTACCAACTTCCTCATTAAAGATACGCTGAGCAACAGAGAATATAACTTGGTCTCTAATTTCAAGGCCAAACTTAGACATAAAATTACCATCACCAGAAAACCCATCTACTGACTTGATGTATATTTCAATAGGATATGCGCTCTCATAACTTGATTGATCGTCTGCGCCATATACCTTATCGTAGTTGTTTAACTTACGAGGCATATACCACATGTCTTGACCATAAATTTTAATAGTTTCAATAATTAAATTCTCGAGAAGCAGCTGCTCCTGAGACGATTGGAAATTATTGAAGAAAAAGTTAGTTGCCATATTAGCCAATCATATCTGTAACAGGAAGTGAATAGCTATGGATCATTTCTTTTTCAAGCTCTACTCTTTCCTGAGTGGCTTCTTCATATATTCGTTGACCATTAAAAGTTAAACCACCTGGCATTTTCATACCATCAAATTTCTTTAAGTTGTTACCCCACTGTTGTTTGATCAAACATGCAGCGTAACGAAGCAACCAGCGATCAGACCAAGCATCAGTATAGATGTCTGGATTTACAATTTCATAAGCTTCGACTAAAAGGTATTCACCAATATCTACCCTATCCCAATCCATATCAACATATAAACGATTAACATGACGATTGTATCTTAATGGTTGTTGACCAACAAGTATCTGTTCAAGATTTTGAATATGAGTTAGCGCCATAACATATGGCACCATAGAAACAGAAGTTAAAGTGTACAGATCATTAAGAGCAATCTGATAACGAATATTGAATAGGTTATTGGTATTTAAACCACTACCAATAGGAAATATATTAACAGCGCCAATAATGTTTTCAGGTAGTGTGATGTACTTGTTGGTTTTATCTGTTTGTGTTACTTGCTGTTTATAAAATAGTTTTTCGGAACCATCAAAATGGTAATCCCAAAAATATCTCAAAGACTCATCAATACGATCATCTACCTGATCGTCATCAACGTTGATTTCGATAACAGGCTTACCTAAACGTCGTAGACAATTTTCTTTAAAATCTGATCTTGATGTTGGGGTTGCCATTTTACTGACCTTGAACCTTTCCGGAATCTTTAAAATAAACAGCAACCGACCCTGGATATACTGTAACATTAGCTATTTTGCCATTTAGTACTCTAACATAATTTTTACTCTCAAGTACTTTATCATTAACTTTTACTGTTCCAGTAACACAAACTATAACATTTTCTACGCCATCGCCTGTATATGTTTTTGTTGTGTTTTCTTTTAATAAAGTAGCATCATATATTTTAGTAGCAAGAATTGGGTTTATACAAAACCAAGTTCCACTAGTAGTAGAATTTGTTCGCATTTTATATGATGTACTGTAATAATCTCTAAAGTCGTATAGATTACCGCCAGATAATTCTTGTATTACTTTACCATCAGAATCTATTAAATCTGCATAACCTTCTATGCAATAACCCAATTGACTGAATACGCCATTACCTGTTGTCTCTTCAACAGTAAAAACAAACTCATCATTAGCAGTAATATGACCAACACAAATAGCAAATCCTTTACATATTTCTGCAGTGCTTAATACTTTCATATTGAAATCTCATAAGAGTTGTTTGCTGATAATTCAGAAATAGAATATGTTTGTGGTTTACCAACAAGCGATTTAAACTCATTAACATGAGAGAATTTGTTATTAAATGTTTTTTTATTTTTAATATCTTTTAGAGCGTTGATACCAGCTAATGATATTTTTTTTAAGATATCTGATGTTGATATACTTGAATCAAACGTATACGGTTGAAAATTGTAGATTGGTGTTTCATCTACACCATCTGAAAATTTAACATGCATATTATGATCATCGTCATAACTTACAATAGTAACAATAATATTGTCTGACATACTAATACCTTTTTAATTTATATTTATTAACCAGAATAACCTCTTCGGTCACCAGTAGCTGCCCAAATAACATTACCACCACCTACAACATAATAACCTGGCGCACCGCCGCCGCCACCATTATTACTTCCACCACCTGCATTGCCTGGATCACCACCGCTGCCGCCGTTACCTGCAGTTCCTCCACGCCATTCGCCATTACCACCAACAGTAAGAGTACCGCCATTATATCCAGAACCTCCAACATACCCAGCGCCGCCGCCTCCGCCTCCACCAGGATTAAATGCTGGTTTTGGTGAACCATCGCCACCATCAT